TAATTCGTTGCGCGCTCCTATCTCCAGAATGGCTTTAATTGTAGACAGTGAGCCTATCTTCTGGACATCTTTTATGCATGCGGACATTGCTCTTTTCCATTGATTTTTTTCCTTTGAGCATACCACTGACTCGCATAGTTGAGCAATCAAACTCTGATGCCCCTCGTTGATCTCATCAAGACCCTTCTCTTCCTTGAGTCTAGCTATAGCATACTCTTGAAGCTCTTCAATTTTATAGATCGTTTTCCTTATGTTGTCCGTTCCGTACTTCTCCGCCGCTTCTAGTGGAATTTCTTTTGTACCGCTGGGTCGACCAGGTGACTTGGGCGTATTGTTTTCAGTCTCAGCTTGCTTCCTCAGACCTTCCTTCTGAATCTCGCCTTGTTGGTCCATCTGATCTTCTTGTAGATCTCTATCTTTTTCGGACTGAATGCTTTCAATCATTGGAATTCCCCCTACTAATGGATTGTAGTAACCCTTTTCCCTTTCCTCTATATACTTCTCCTGAACGGAGGAGAGGTCTTTTTCGTTCGGATACAATCCTGTCTGCATTGATTTAATGCCTTGCTCTGGGGTTAGTATTCCAATCTCAAGAAGTCTGGTGATTACTCTATGGAACTGAACCTCATCCTTAATATCAATCTCTTCAAACTTTGCCGTAGGATAGTTCTTTAATCCCATGTTCTGACAGACCTCCTTAATTTGCGGCTGCAGAAAGTCATTAAGGAAGGCGTTCCTTGATTCTTTAAGTCTCTCCAGAAAGATTTCAGCCTTAACCTGAGTGTTCGAGAACTTCTCGCTGCCGACTATAATGTTTTGCAGCCCTTCCTTTATGTCTTCATTCACTATCTTATATTTTTCAGAACCCAAGACATTGTTTAGGTCAGGTATCACAAATTGAGCTTTCGTGGTATAATCGGCAATTAAAGCTCTGCCGACACTCTCGTTTTTAAATAGCTCCTGCATAGCCTTGAGGTTATTCGGGTTAACTCCACCCTTATCTGGCTCCGCCCCCATGGTGATAAGCAGTATTACGTTCTCGACAGTCCTGCAGATTGCTTGATCTATTTTCTTTAACTCAAGCTTCCAATTGATGTCATCTAAAACTGAAAATCCAAAAGGTATTGCAAAGGGTTCGTAATCTTGCTTTTTATAAAATGAGTAAATTAGCTTTTCGGGGTTTAGCTTGATTTTAATCCCCTGCTGGCTAAAATTCCCCTCCTTGATCTTTTTCTTAGTCTCTGGATCTAGTGAGTCAAAAACTTTTTTATCCTCATCGGTTTTAGGTTCCCTAAGTTTCTCGATCTCATATTCCGATAAAACCTTCTTGTAGACACCATCTTGAAATGTCGTAGTTTTATCTTTTACTATATCAAACGGATTCAAGAGGATGTATTTTACGGGTATCTCACCGGGCTTTAATGACTGAGATGCATATACGTAACTTAGCTTAAGTAAGTCTTCGGAATTAAACTTTCCGTCCACCCTATATAAGAAGATATTGCCAGATCGATAATATTCCCTAAAGTATTGATCCTTAATTCCCCATATATTTATCTTCTTCAACCAATTCTCAACAAATTTTTTAGACTTCTCATTGTCTCCCTCTAGATATATAGGGGAATTGGAGAACTCCGCCATGATGTCAATGGCATTTCTGAATATTGCCACATTCGCATATGCCTTCTGGCAAAGCTCGATAGAGTCCCTTACATCTACCCCTTCTGCAGAGTAGTCATACGGAAGTAGTCCGTTTCTTATATTTGTGTACTTATCGGACTTTGCTTTTCTGGTGATCGCATTCCTTCTTGTCGTTGTGTTGTCGGTATACTGAACTCTTCTGTTCGAGAGGTTGGCTTCAGAGCCATACTCGTAAAAGCTTTCTCCGGCAGTTTCCGGCAGGGTGCTGTCCGCACTCTCCATCAAGCTCCCGATTGAGGAATTTGGTTTATCGAACTTGCTCCAGTACTTTGAGCTCTTGGTATATTTACGTTTTTGTTTCACAAATGATAGTACACAAAGTTATAGTAAAAGTCTACAAAAGTTACAAAGTTAACTTATAAACATTGGAGTAAAGGTACTAGGTATGTCTTGTTGTTTAATGTTGTGCATGTCGTGAAACACCTTGACCATCCAACTTCCCAGTATGAGGGCCGAGTATGAGTCCTTCCTCGCTTTGTCAGGTCCGGACTGCCTTCTGAGCTCTCGGGGGAGCCCGAAGGTTTGCGTTCCTTGGGGGGATGTGGTTATTTGAATAAGGGCACATTGATTCTTTGTCATGTTGATCATATCATATTGATGCTCTATAAAGTCTATCATTCTTGCAGGCCCACTTTGCTTTTGCTCTTCGTCTGACTCCCTTAGGAATTTTAATTTACCCACAGGAATTTTCTTTGCCCTCTGCTTGTGGTACGCATCATCTACAGCTCTAGCTCCAAACCAAATTCTCTTATGGTCAAAATTAGCCTGCAGTAATTCGTTGGCTCTTCTAATCCAATTGGATGTAGGCTTCCTTAGTATGAGGTATTTATATGCCTTTTTGTCATACTGTGACTTCGCTGCCCTTAACTCATCCTTATAGCTGTCCATCTTGTCGAACTCTCCGTCTATATTTTGTATTTTAATGTTAGTAGACTTGAATAGTTGACTTTCGTTTACCGCATTAATAAACTGCACTCCCCCATTGTAATCCCCTACAATTGCCACAATATTAAAATTTTTAATCAAGTAGTGAAAGTAGAATATGTGCTCCTTTAGTGGGGTTCCAGACATAGCATATGAATGCACTAAAGTCGATGTTCCGTTATCCTTATGGTACTTTAATACCTGCATTGCGAAATCATCACTACTCTCACTCTCTGACCAAGATGGGTCAAATGCCAATATATACTCGTCTTCAGGGTTGCCCTTAATCTCAACATGAGGATCCTCACCATCTTTTACCGTGCATGTCGCCATCCTCGATGTCTTAAAGTATCCTGAGCTGTCATCGGTAAATAAGGCTCCGAACTCTCGCTCAAACTGAGACTGGCTCATTGTAGCTTTTGCTTGAGAGAGGAGATTTTGATCGTACAGCTGTTTCGGGGCACAGTCGTAGGAAAACTGCATGATGCATCTGGTCGCGTTGTCTGTCTGATTTTTAATCAAACCCTCAAACTGGGAGTATAGTTTGTACATATATTCGAACTTATAACTTGCTGACGATAGCATTATTAATTTATTGTTTGGCCAAACATACCTATCCTCTTCCTTCATATCCCCCTTTTCTATTAACTTAGTTTCCAGATTATAAAGGCTTTCTCTCTGAGTTGGGTTCTCGACAACAGAAAGGAATGGAACAATAACTTCGTTATAAATTCTCTCTGGCATCAAAAGAAACTCATCAATAATAATTCGGTGAAACCTAAACCCCCTAAGCTTGGAGCCGTCCCCCAGAGGGAGAGCTCTTATTCGACTTCTACCTATCTCCATCAGCCATTCGTCGTTACTCTTTGACTTCTTTGTTACGCAATTAGCTAATAATTTAGCTTCTGGCTTACTCATTATGTCTTCGATTTTTTTAAAAATTTGCTTAGACTGCCTGAATGATGCCGCCAGTATCCCTATCTCTACCCCCTGATTCATTACGGCGTCTAGAAATGCAAATATTCCAGTAGTAAAAGACTTTGACATACCACGACTCCACACTCCCATAAAGTAGTCCGTTTCAAACATAGCCTTAATTGCCATGTGCTGGAACGGAAATAAGTCAACTCCAGCCACCAGCCCAGTGGTGAAGGTTATGTTTTCTTTTAAGAATTTATATAAATGCTCCTTAGCCTCGTCTTCCTCAAGGAATCCCTCTATTGAATTAATGATCTCATTCACAGGGTCCTTCGGCCTTCGGACTTGACTTCCCTCTTCCCAAGTCATAAGGCCCCCTTGTGGTTATCTATATAATACTGTAAGTCAACATCCCAAAGGGTCTTTCCCATGGTTAGTATTTTAGGTATAACGGACTGCGAGTTTGTTCTATTTCCGGTGAACACGAACTGGCAATTGCCCCTGAATTCATGGGTTAATAATCTCATGTTGTGGTATATGAAGTTTAAGTTAGACCTATGTGGTCCAAACATATTGTTTTTGTATATTTTTGCAAGATCGCTTTCTATCACAATGAACAGATACGAGTCGAACTCCCGAACTCTCTCGAGCTCCCTCCTGAAGCGGCTCATCCCCCCAGACAAGGTGCCCTTGAAGTCCTGCTCCGCCTTCCTGTCTACATAGGTGTAATTATAGCTCTCCTCTCCTACAGTATAGTCCCCGAAATCCAATTTCAATTCATCTGAATTAATGAAGGTCAAGGGTTTTTGTTCTCTTGTATCAATTAATATCTTTAAGTCTTCAAACTTTTCGTCATCCTCGAAAAACATAGGATCCAAAACTTTATTGAACAACGGCCTCACCCCAGCCTCCCTGCATGCCTCTGAGTATGATCCAAAAGCTCTTTTGTATACATCGATATCTGGAAGCTGAGCTATTTTTAATTCTAGGTGGTTTGGGGCAAAATCTAATTTTTTATCGTGTATCCTTTTTTTTAATTTCTCGAGAGCATACTCCTTAACATTTGCCTCTGGCTCCGACATGCACCATTTAATCAGCTGCCTTCTGTTGGTGAAGTCGTGGTTGAAGTAGTCCTCCTTATTCTTGAACGGAAGAGGTTCTCCCGTTGATAGGTTGTTTCTTGGGTAGAACGTGGTATAATAGGTAGCTAAGTCTATCTTGTGCTTTTTTAGGTGTATGTGTAGCCCCTTCTCAGTCTCAAAGGATTCGTGGCACACCTTGCACTGGTAGCTATCTTGCTCCGCCATGATACTCCTCCGCATGACCTTCTGCCACTAAAACGTTATTAACGCTAACCCCATCGTCGAATAGTTCCCCTAGAACTCTTCCGTATTTCCCTATCCCGTAAGACTTTAGCAGTAATTTTTCACCGCACAACTCGCTCAGCCTCTCCTTTGCCGCCAAGCCCAATTTTTTTTCATTCTTGTCTCTCGTTCTGGATTCTGGGGCATTAATTCCATTCAGCCTAATTCTTATTTTGATCTTGACGTTAAAACCTAGATCCACCAAAGCATCAACCGTATCTCCATCTACCACTCTCACAACCTCCTCGACTTGATACGTGAATAAATTTTCCTCAATAGACATTATATTACATCGCTTTTTGATATTCCCAAGACTCGAGACTTCCAGTCTCCCATAGACTCCAACACCTCAGCCTCGTCCTCGATAGCCTTCTTTTGCATTTCCGCCATCTTAACCATTAACCTTCTCCCTTCTTCGTTTTGAAAGCTTTCTACAAGCGATAGTATTGACGCATTCTTGTCTTGTCTCTGAGATATACGCTTAGCTCTGTCACCGGCCAGCCTCTGAATTAGGGATTCCATTCTTTTTTCGCACTGATTATATTCTTCGCTTTTTGTTTTTAGAAGTTCTGATAGCCTAACGGTTAACTCCTGCTGCTCATCCGCATCATCAAACATTCTATTTAATTTCTCCATGTGAGCTGAAATATTTTTTAAGTTTATATAATCGACGCAAACATTAACATATAAGTTAATTTCATCAGCGCTTAAGTCAGGCTTGTCCCATGTGGCTCTAATGAATTCCGCCTCAAATAAATCCTGATCCTCCTGCTTGCTGTAGTTACTTATTATTTGGGTGAACCTAGGAGCTTTCAGGAATTTGAAGAGAGACTCAATTGATTTCCTGTCTATAGCCTTTAATTCTCCACTTTTTAGCTCGTTACTTGTATAATTATTCACAAGCTCAAGACACGACTCGAAGTCTGAGGGGGATTGATAGGTTATTCTTTTCTGTCTATTCTCCTCCTTTCGCCTTCTTCTGGCGGCCTCCAGATACTGATTTACGGACCTCTGATGCCTCCCTAATTGCTTGACCTCATCGTCCGGAAAGAGTAGTTGGGCTATCTGTAGACTAGACATTCCGTCTTCAGAGTACTGCTCAATGAATCCTTTCTGCTCCTCATTTAGCACAACAGGCTTAACCTCCTTATGTTTTGTAGTCTTGTACTTCATGTCCTGAGAAGCCAAGTAACCCCTGACAGCCCTACCTTGCTTTGATCTGCCATCTATAGTGCCATCTTTGAATGTCGCCCTAGTTAGCTCTATTAAATCTGGTATTCTATGAAAATTGTCTTCTATGAATTTCTTTTGCTCTTCGCTCAGCCTCATATTATAATATCCTTATTTTCTATTATCTTTATAACCTTCTCCTTGAATAATTTCCGCATGTTCTTAAGTTGCTTATAGCCAGCTGTCCTTCCTTGCTCATTAGTTTTATAACCTAACTTCTTTGCGACATCATATTCTGACATATTTTCAACAAATAGCATGTGGTAAATTTGAAACTGCCTTTCAGATAGCTCTTCTACTAAATATTTATGCACCTTATCGATAGCTACATCCACCTGAAAAGACTCGCCTTTAAATGCATTGGATTCATATTCTTGAGCATCCAACCTGAGGGGGATCTTAACGTCGTGGGCGCTCTTTTTACTTTTTCTCCATTTTTTGAATAGAGGACAAGTATCATCCTGAGTCCCGCTTTTAGTAAATGAACAAAAGTTTTCCCCTGCAGCGGAAGAGTCAAATGGGCAGCTTGAGCATGGTTTCGCGAAATTTAAATAATAATTTCTTAATATATTCTTAAATTGATTTGTTATAATCTTGTTGATCCAAGGCTTGAGCTCTCTCTTTTGATCCCACAGCTTCCATTTTTGGAATATGTGAATCCTGATTATTTGCTCAACATCCTCGAATGATATCCACGGCATTGAATCTAGAAACCACTTTCCTCTACGCTTCCTGATTTCACCATTGATTATATCAATCCTGTCCTCGTATTTAATTTTTTTAGGT